ACCAAAGTTCATATCCTTCTACAAGATCTGGGATTAACCATTGGTCCACCCGATAGCAATACTGCCAGTTGACTGGTTGAATACAATTCATTACCACAACTTGAAAGAATGCTGTCAGGTGGATCCAAAGAGAAAGCATCAACGATCCCCTGCTTTACGATTTTCCGAGTAGTACTCATCAAAGGTTCCTTCGGGATAACGAGCAGCGAGTTTATTGATGTTACGATCCAGAACTTCTTCAAGAGAAATATCCAGTGCCATGCATGCCTGAGCAACATACCACATGACATCACCCAGTTCAATCTTTAGGTGCTCGATGTTATCCTGATTCCAAGGTTTGCCTTGGAAAGTAATCTTCTTGACGATCTCCATGAACTCACCACCTTCGGCAGCAATACCAACAGCAGCGGTCAGGAGACGCTGAATGTCACAACCTTCTGCTTGCAGAGATGCAACACGAGCAATGAACTGAGCATTGTCCTTAGAAGGAGCACTGGTAACTTGATCAACAAACTCAATGTAATTACCATACTTTTTGGGTTGTTCTTTAGTAACTACCACTTGCATATTTTGTACTGCTTCTTGCTGTTGTTCGGCAGGAGTTGGTTGTGCTGCAGGGACACCTTGAGGTCCAATAGGGTTGCTGGGATTGTCTTGCCACTGCTCAGTGCCAGGATCTCCAGGTTCCATCTCCCAAAATTCCCTTGCACGAGGACGACGGGGAGCAACAGGTTGTTGAGGACGCTGAGGTTCGGGAAGATTATCAGCGATTGCAGAGGAATAAGTAGGCATAATAATTATTCAAAGTGAGTTTGCTTGGGGTGATAGTTGAACAAGGTGTCAAGTCTGAAATGCTCCCAACTATAGGAGACAGTATCTATGTATCTCTCCTCAAAATCTAAATCCTCTGGTGATATGAAGTAGAAGATAGAGAGCATTAGTCTTTGTCTATCACTAAACCAATTAGGTTCAATGTAGGCATTGTGCAGATTCGTGGTCGGATACAACACTAGACTATTATACTGCATAGTGGCGGAAGTTTCAAATCTAAAATCTTCATAATCTTTTATTTGAAACCAAGATCCAACATCTAGTTCTTCGTGTCTACGATAAAAATTTTCTAAAGTATTTTTATCATTACGATTAAAATCTAATGAGTTTGTTTTTCCTTTCCAAGACCAAAATCCTGTAGAAACTGGATCATTACTTTTGGTAAAATTGATGTTAGCAACAAGACATGGAATTGGATCGAAAGAATCAAAGACAGGAACATCAATATGAGGATAGCAGCAGAGACTGCTAGTAGCATCTAGTGTCATATCTGCACTAGTGCATTGGCAATACAGATCAAAGATGTCCATTTTAGAAACACCGAACAAAGGTTTAACCCTTTCTTCTATCTGATTTGAAATTTGATCTTGAATAATTTCGGGGAAGTTATGTGTAAGACCAGGACGAACAATTTGAGTGTTTTTGATTTCTCTGGTTTCCCAGTAATCAAGATTCTCAAAAAACTCAGACACTAAGTCTGGGTTTTTGTAGACATCATTTGCTACAAGAACAGGAACTTTGCCATCCAATAGCAGGTATTCAAACTCTAAGTTGTTAACCTCAGAGATTTGATTCCAAATTTTATTTGCTGATCTAATCAAACTTAAATCCCTCAAACTTGTTAGTCTTCACAAATGCTTCTGCATTCTCTTCATCTCCACTATCATGAAGACTTCCACCTTCAGACTGTTCACAATCATAAAGTCGCATCTTTGCTCTATCAATACCAACAACAAAACGCTTATTTACTGTTGGATCATTGTATCTATTCTTCAACTGCTTCACCATAATTTGCCCGAGTCCTTCAAGATCTTCAGATGAAATAAGGGCAAACATAAGATCAGCAGTAGCAGGGAGCCCAAAGGACTCACTAGTATCAGTAATGTCAACATCACTGCTACTATAACCAGAACGAGTGGTCTGGGTGGCAGATACGATAGGGACTTCTGCTTCGACAGCGAGTCCTCTAAGCTCCTCAGCAATAGCCTTGATATAGCTATATGAATTGACACCAATCGCACCGCGATACCGTGAGGAAGCGCATATATTAAGATAATCAATAAAGATAATATCTGGACGAAAAGATTTCTTGAGTGCCAGATCATTAAGCAGAGACTTGAAATGTCCACTGTGGGCACTCGCTGTCGGGTACTCTTTAATTATAAGCGTTCCTTGGGTCTTTGCAGCGACCTTTGCTACTTTTGTTTCGAACATCTGACGAGGAAGTTCGACTAGATCTCTGATGTTAACATCAAGCAGATTAGCATCAATTCTTTCTGCAATTTTCTCTTCAGCCATTTCAAGCGTGATGTATAAGACATTCTTGCCCTGTAATAGCACCGAGCTTGCGACATGACACATAAACAAAGACTTACCAACGCCTGTGCCAGCCAGAGCAATATTAAGTGTTTTGTTAGGGAGCCCGCCTTTCGTAATCTTGTTAAAGTAGTCAAGATCGAATGGGATCTTTGATTCCCGTTTATGATAGGATTCGTAGCGTTCCTCATAGTCTTCAAGATAATCATGTCCAATGTGATTATCAAACGAGACTGCAAGTGCATCCGACAGAATGCTAGGGATGGCATCTCTAGTTTTCTTGGAATCTTTGCCGTCTGCAATTTGAATCGATTCCATTAGTGCCAAATAAATGGCACGGTCACGACACCACTTTTCAGTGGCGTCAAGCAACCATTGAGTGTGAGTCTCAGACTCACGAAGAATTTCAACCAGTTTAAGAGCGTCTTTGAACTCTTGTTCAGAAAGATCATCCCTATTTTGAACTTCAATACTAAGGATCTCAGGAGTGAGAATCTTATCATACTCCTGAGCAAAAGAAGTAATCTCCTCAAAGACAACTTTTTCAATACGCTCCTGAAAGTATTCAGGGTCAATAAAGGGAAGGACTTTCCTTAGAAACTCTTCATCGTGAACGAGATTTCTAAGGATAGTGAGTTCAATACGATCATTCATTAGGCACCATAACTAAATTCAGAATTAGCAATCTCATCGAGTTGCTGCATTACTTCGTAAGTAAAATATTTTTCTGGTTCTTTATAGACTTGTTTGGCATAGACTTTTTTGCCATCAATCTCGTACCGTCCTGCGACATTCTTCCAAAGTCCACCGATCTCACCGAGTTCAAGAAGACCATAATAACGATCAAGACCACGCTCATCGTAGTAAAGACGAACTTCAACATCTTTGTTTTCCTTGCTCAAACGAGACTTAGCAGTCTTTGCCTTGATAATGTTTCCGACAATTTCTGTTCCATCCTTCTCTTTCTTTTTGCTGAGATAGATGATTGTAGAAGCAGCATACTTGAGTCCACTACCTCCACCCATTTCTTTTGTAGGTACATAAGATCCGATGACATCGTAGGTGTGGTTAGTAACGATCATGGGTATATTAGCCTGTCCGAGCTTCAATGTCAACATACGGAAGGCACCTTTTACAAGTTGCGATTTAGTCATATCACGAACTTGCTTATCGTTCAAGGCATCAGTAATTTCTTTCTCTGTAGATAGCATGCCAAGAGAGTCCAGCACAAACATGCAAGGTTTACGCTCGTCAACAGGTTTCTTCAGATAGATATCAACTGCTTTCAGTGCCTTACTACGAAAGTCTTCAATGGTGACCACATTGACAACCACTACACGGGCGAGATCAATACCCCTAGATTCAAGTAGTGACTTGTTGATAGCTGCCTCAGTATCAAAATAGAGGCAATAACCATCGGGATTGGAATCAAGAAAATTCTTAACAACGGCGAGACTGAAGAAAGTCTTTCCAGTGCTAGACTCTCCAGCAATAGCAGTAATCTTATTCCCAGATACACCACCAAATACACTACCTGAAACGAGTCCATTAAAAATGTACGAACCCGTATCCACATAAGTTTCGGAGTCATCGATGTCTGATGCAAGTTGGGTGTACTCACCACCAACCTCCTTCACAATCTCTTTCAAAAAGTCCATTCAATTCCAGCGCAGTGTCTTCAGGTATTCTAGCACATTCTCACGAACATCCATTAGTTCGTGGTAGCACTTTTGATTGTGGGCACACTGCCGCAGTTCCTGATCAGGTTTAAGAACAGACTCAATAAAAAGATCTAGACCTCTATTCCATTTGTCTTGTTTAGATTCTCCATCGGAGTATACATATTCGTTCATGAGAAAAACATTTCTAGGTTTGCGGTTTTCTCTACAGACCATCCAATAGCATCTAGGATAATCCTGAGAGGTTCTAAGAATGCCTTGTCAAATTGCAAGTCATAATCAACATACTTGGAGATATTAAGTTCTCTTGGAAAATCTTGAATGAACGAAATAACATTCTCATGAATGATATTTGGTTTTTTTAAATAGCAGAACTTAATCTTTTCTCCGTTTTGGATCAGTGAATACTTGTTGGTAAGTTTTTCTTTCTTGATGTAGTGATTGAACAGAAGTGCGCCCCGAACATGTATGGGAGTACCTTTGATGTAAATGTCAGAAGTAGACTTGTACTTCGTAACTTCGCTCACAGATCTTGGAAAGGAAATTTCCTCAGGAGCAAGTTTTTTGAACTTGCTACGGCACTGATCTATGTAGTCTATCATATCATCTTCTGACCCAGACATCATAATTTTAAAAGATTCCTTAAGCATTTGACGGCAGGGTGCAGGGGTAGAGGATTTCACTGCTTCAATACCCATCACCTTAAGTTTTGGTTCTGAATATGCAACCCCTTCACTGTTATGAACATTCAAGATATAGCGTTTCTTTGCGGTCCAAATACCACGGTCAGCGATATTCTCCCGCTTCATGCTCATCTTCTGCTCATATGCCGAAACATAATCCGCAAGTTCCTGATAACTGGATTCGATGAATGGTTCCAACTTGTCTTCACAGATCTTATCAAGTATTCCAACAATCTTTGCTTTATCACTAGACTGATTACCAAAAAATTTAGTAACAAGAGGTCCGAGATTAAGATAGATTGAATCGGTATCGCTAGCGATGACATAATCTTTGCCTTCGGTTTGCAAAAGTTTATTTAGATATTCGTTCATCTTGTTCTCGATCCAACGAATCGAGACCTGACCAGACAAAGTAATTGCTTCAGCGTTTGCTAGTTTGAAATACCTGAAGTATTGATTACCAATAGCACCATAAGCAGAGTTAAGAGAAATCTTCTTCGCCATTTGAATGTTGTTACATCTGGCGATCTCTTTTTTAAGTGCATCAGTAGGCGTCTTCTCATACTCCTGCTTTGCTTTGAGCATCCGCTTCTTGAAAATGACACGCTCTCCATACATTTTCTCCATTAATTCTGGAAGAAAACCTTTCTTATTCTTACGGAACATAGCACCGTTTGCACAAACGGCATAGTCCTTATACATCTCAAAGTTAAGTTCTTCCTTCAGGATCCTTTCAACAGATACAGTGGGATGCCGCTCCTCGATGAGGGTTTCAGGGGAGATGTTGTACTGCATAATGAGATGAGGGTAAAGACTATTAAGGTCAAAACTGACCACCCAATCATATACCCCAGGATTCGGTTCTTTAACATAAGCACCTGCGTACTTTTCGTCTTTATCCGTCTGTTCCTTGGGAGGAATAACGATGTTTTTCTTCTTCAGGTAATTGTAGATGATGGTATCCCACATCCGCACCTGATAGAAGACATCATTATAGTTAACTTTGGCGTCGTATGCCATAGTCAGGGCGAGCTCGATCAACTTCATCTTGTCCTCAAGACGGTCTACGAGCTCCACATCGATAATGTTGTACTCTACAAACTTCTGCCACCCGTTAGTGTAGAAATCTTGGAAGGTATCAAACTCAGAGTGATCGAGTTTCTTCTGACCGAGTTCTACATTAGCAATATGATCTAGACGATACGATTCCTGATTAGTATAAGTAAATTTCTTATACAGATCGAGATAATCTAGTTGTGTAATGCCACCAATGTCATAGAAAATCTGCTTGCGACCCTTGATGAACACCTCTTTCTGGGACACCAAACCCCAGGGAGACAGTCTCTTGGCAAGTTTTTCACCTAGAACACGGTCAATACGCTTAGTAATGAATGGAATATCGAACAGTTGAATGTTCCAACCAGTCACAACATCGGGAGTGTTTGCCATCCACCAGTTAATAAAGTCATTCAGAAGATCACGCTCATTGTTGAACTGAATGTAGCGAACATTGTCCTGTTTGATCTTGAACGGACCTTGACCCCAGGTAGTAATCTCTTTGGTGTTGTAATCTTGGATCGTAATCAATAGAATCTCTTGATCTGCGGACTCAACATCAGGGAATCCATTCTCAGAACGAGTCTCAATATCGACCGTTACAAGACGAATCTTACTGATGTCAAAGTCAATTTGCTCCTGAGGATACTTATCAGAGATATACTGATAGATAAACCTCTCATTGCCATAGATCTTAAAGTTCTCTACATCACTATACTTCTTCAAAAACTCCCGACAGTCTGAGACAAACCCAGGTTTAATGGGCTCGACATAATCACCATCGAGAGTTTTGTAGAAGGTTTCTTTCTTAGCAGGAACAAAGAGAGTTGGTTGATATTTCTCACGAAACTGAATGTACTCACCATTATCATAACCACGGACGAGGAACTGGTCCCCGATCATTTGTACATTAGTATAGAATTTCATTAAGAGAGCAGTTCGTTGTATGCTTGTAAGATGAAGGGTTCTGGATCTACCAAAGTAAGAATAGTATCGCTCTGAATTCTACATTTTTTCTGAGAACTTACATTTAGAATATCCCACGGTTTCAAACGATCTTTGTAATCTCCACCATGATCTTCGGGTAAGACGATGAATTCATATGGATTTGTTAGTTCGCAATCTGGTTCGCCAATGTCAGCACCATAAACCTCTTCGACACCAGCGATTAAGCATCTATAGTCCGCTTTGAGAACAATAATTTTAGTTGAGGGCATCGATCAACTCCTTGTACATATTTTTAAGATCCACAACTGGTTCAAATACCGTCTGAACAGTGCTTGGATTTACAATAAACATTGTATCAGATGTAAGCGGTTGCCAAGTAGCAAGAGAAACTTGGGATGTGTTGGGAGGTTCTCCACTTGCATCTTCCATAAGTGTCATCGTTGGTTGCAAAATGACACGATATGGATTGTTGAAAATATATTGACGAGTTTTATCCTCAGGATCAATCATTTCTTTGATATCAGCAATGATTTGATCATCGCCAATCACAGCAACTCTAACCGACATAGTACACTTTTTACCTCTTAGTAGTATAGCATGAAAAAGGGGGGCGATCAACCCCCCGATATTTAGAACCAGTCCTTACGCGCATGCGCCTCTGGGATAATCTTCCCAAGAGTCACTGTCAAGAGACCGTCCTCAAAGGTCACATCCCTAACTTCCGTCTCATCAGAGAGCGTCCAGACCCTCGTGAAGGACCTCTGCGCCAATCCTTTA